ATACCGACATGAAGAGCCAGGCCCCGCTGGTGCAGAGCGAGGCCGAACTCTGCGCGGCGTTCATCGACGAGTTCAACCGAGTCCCCGGCTGGACCTGCTACCCGGAGACTGCCGGGTTCGACATCCTGGTGGTCCATGAGGATGGCCGGCAGATCGGCGTCGAGGCCAAGTTGCAGTTGAACGCCAAAGTGGCCGACCAGATCCTGCCGCAGTACTGGCAAGACCGGTACGGGGCGCCCGGGCCAGATCACCGCTTGGTCATTGTCGGGCGGATCACCGAGGCCAGCCACGGAATCGCGCGCCTGCTTGAAATGTGCGGCATCGCAGTGCTCGCGCCGTCCCGCGGACACCGTCGGCGCGACGGCAAGTTCGTCGACTTCCCCGAGTTCCACTTGCGCCACTGGCTCCAGCACTCCAGTGGACCGCAATTGTTCGACTGGAACCCCGCGGAACGCTGCCATGTCCCGATCGTGGTCCCCGACGTGCCTGCCGGCGTTCCGGCTCCGCTGCGGCTCACCCAATGGAAGGAATGCGCGCTGAAGGTGATCGCCACGCTGCGCCGCCAGGGCTTCATCACAACGAAGCAGATCGCAGAATGCGGCGTCAGCGCGACGAACTGGACACGATCCTGGCTCGACAAGGGCGCCGAGCGCGGCACCTGGGTTGAATCGACCCGCATGCCAGCGTTCGACCAGCAGCACCCCGAGGCATACGACAAGATCCAGCAGGCGCTGGACAAGAGCGCCCAGCCCACCCTCTTCACCTGAGCCAACCATGCCCAACTACTACCCCAAGGGCGGGCGCTGCCGCGCCTGCGCCTCGCGTCACGACGACTGCAGTTCCCTTCCCTTCGAAACCATGCCGGTGCGCCGCCGCGACCAGGAGCAGACCATGAGTGAGCCATTCCAAAAGACCTTCGACCAGACAGGCACCTTCGAGGCGCTGTACGCATGCCAACAGTGGCTAACAGCCAACGGTTACAGCTACAGCAGCACTTGTCGCGACGGGCCAGTGGGCGTGATGAAGGGCGACTACGGAATCGCGAAATGGAGGAACCTCACCCGGGAGGAGCGCGCGGAATTGCACGGTACCGTCGACGGTGATTTCCGCGAAGGCCCTCTGGTGTTGCGGCTGAAGGCTGGCTTCGGCCCTCAGGCAAACGGAGTGGCAGCATGACCGAGCCCGCCACCGACTACTCAATCACCGCAGCCGACGCCAAGGAACTGGCCGGCGCCGTTCTTCTGCCGGCGGACCTGCGCCTCCAGGTGCTGGAGAAAATGGCCGCCCAGCGCGACCTGGCCGCCATGCTCGACCTGTTCGCCCAGGTGCTGGGCATGGCCAACGCCGTCGCCGAGAACTGCCGTGCGATGGTGGAGTTGATCCTCATCGAGCGCGGCGAACACCCGCACACCGCGGAGCAGGCGAACCTGCCGACGATGTTCGGAGCGCTGCAAGGTGTTGTCCTGGCCGCCACTGTGGACCCACGCGGCACGTGCGCCGGCTGTGCCTATCGTCTCGGCACCCCGGCGAACACCTCGCCGGTCACCACCTCCGATGCCATCTACTGCCGGCAGGAACTCAGCCGGTTCTATTGCCACGCCGACCTGGACGATCTGGGCAACCCGGTCCGCACCTGCGTCGGCCACGCCAAAGCCATGAAGCAAGACGCCACGAAATGAACCGCCCCACCATCTGCCGCACCACGGGCCAACGGATAGGCCTGTGCAAATGCTTCCGCTGCCGGCCGCCGGCGCCGGAGCAACCGGAGACACCACAATGTCCTCTATCCAACTGATCGAGCAGTGCGTTACCCGCCTGCGCGGCATCATCGAAGCACTGGACAACATCCACGACACCAGCCCGCACCGCTGGTCAACGGACCTCGACGACGTTCACTCCTCAGCCGAGAGCCTGCTGGCCCTTATCAAGGACCAGGCGCCGGCGCCCTGCATCGACTGCAAGGGCACCGGCTTCTGCAACAGCATTTCCGGCGAGGAGATCCGCTGCCCCTGCCGCGCGCCCATCCAATTCGCCGATCCGGCGCAATCGCCCGTGGAGCAGCTCGAACAGGCACCGCCGTCCGAAGACCAGTTGACCGCCGCTGGCCTCAGCTACCCGCTTGCCAAGGAAGATGCCGTGAAGCTCTGGTATTCCGGGTTCCGCTCCGAGGTGATCACCGTTCTGGAGGCGTGGGAAGCCATCGGCCACGACATCGGTATGAACCCGGACAAAGGCGAACTGCTGGATTCGCTGCGCTACATGCTGGAAAAGTGCGAGGCACATGACGCCGCCCTGGCCGAAGTCGCAGGACTTAGGTCATTGCTGAATTCGCTTCTTTGTTATGTAGAACGCGACATTGATAGGATGCGCAGCGACCGCGACAAGTCAGACAACAAAGAAATTTATGACCGGTCCATTTCTCTCGCAATGGAGAGGCTGAAAGCTGCGCAGAATGCAGTCTTCACCACTGAACCAGGGTGTGACACTGCCGTGGAACTGGCTGCACAAACCACCCAGGCTCAGCACTGCGTGCCGGAGCTTCTGGTTCGAGCTGAGGACTTCGTATCAGGAAAAGAAGTGCCGCAAGCATGGCTCGACGTGCAGGCAGAGCGACGCCGGCAGATCACCGCCGAGGGCTGGACACCGGACCATGACGACCTCTATTGCGCCGCCGAGCTTCCGCGAGCCGCAGCGGCGTACATCCTCAGCGGAGCCAATGACGAAGCTCCAGCTATCTGGCCGTTCTCGGCGAAGTGGTGGAAGCCCCGCGACGCGCGTGCGAACTACATGCGGGCCGGCGCATTGATCCTGGCCGAGATAGAGCGCCTGGACCGCGCGGCCGCGGCCGGCAAGGAGGTAGGTCATGAGTGAGGTCATGGACCAGGCAGTCATTGGTATGCCGTATGAAATGGCGTTGGGGTGCGAAGTGTCGCGCAGGCAGTACTACTCCCGTGCGAACGCTGTCCTGGCGGAACGCGACGCCCTCGCCGCCAAACTGGCGATGCTAGAGGACGCAGCAGCAAAGGGAGATGCTGCTCGCCAGCAATGCGGCGGAATGGAGATGGAGATCGAGGAACTTCGCGCTGAACTAGCGGAACTGCGCGCAAGGGTGGCTGTTGTGCCGGATGCGAGCACGGTGTATGCGGCGCTCGATGCTCGTGAGCGGTTATTCACAAGTCCCGAGAACATTCAGGTAGCGCTGGAAGCTCAATCGCGCCTCAACGGCATGACGGTCAGCGAGGAGCTGTTGCGGAGGCTTGGCCAAGTAATCTCGTGGCAGTGCTTCGGCGATTGCAGAGCTTTCAGCGATCAGCGCATCCCTGAACCTTCGGAGGTAATCGAAGAACTCCGCGCCCTGCTGAGCGAGCTGGAGGGAGGGAAGCCATGAAAAATTTCAACACCTACCGCCACACCTTCGCCGCAGAGTGTCCCGCAGATGGCGAGCAGATCATCTACAGGCTGGAGATCCGATCGTCCACGATGATCCGCGTCGAGCACATCCGCACTGCTACTGCGCTCATCAAGAAGGGATATCACGAGAGAATCGCTGACGAATTGCACGAGCGTTTCGGCGGCGAGCAGCGGATCGTAGCCACTCATCAAGGCGTCGAGGTCGAAACTGTGAGGCTGGACGAATGATTCATTACCACGGACTTCCAATAACTCCAGATACCGCCGCGGAGGCTGCGGTTGGTGGCGGTCACGCGTTCGTGAGTTTCAGCGCGCCAGGGCAGCTTGGAGTCGCGGTTCAGGTCTGCCAGTCATTTGCAATCGACAACGGTGCGTTTAGCGCGTGGCGAAGCGGCAACCCTGTAACTGACTGGTCCGACTTCTATGCATGGGCGGCAGATGCAAAGGCAATTCCGGCGTGCGACTTCGCCGTCATCCCTGACGTTATCGATGGCGGAGAAGCGGATAACGATGCGCTATTAGCTGAGTGGCCGTTGCCGCGCTGGTTCGGGGCGCCCGTGTGGCACATGCATGAGTCGCTAGAACGGCTAGAGCGGCTGACTGCGGACTGGCCTCGCATCTGCATAGGCAGTTCTGGCGAATACTCGCAGATCGGAACGTTTCGGTGGTGGCAGAGAATTTCTCATGCCATGAGAGTGATCTGCGATGATTCTGGGCGCCCATTTTGCAGGCTCCACGGCCTGCGAATGCTTGACCCAGAGGTGTTTTCCCGCCTCCCGTTCTCAAGTGCAGACAGCACGAATATCGGCCGAAACATAGGGATCGATCAGAAGTGGCGCGGAACGTACACGCCGCCAACGAAAGAAGCGCGAGCGGCGGTAATGAGGTCTCGGATTGAGTCGCATAACGCCCCAGCACGCTGGTCGCACATCACCCCCGAAGATGTCCCCGCTCAGTTCTCGCTGACGATGCAATAGCCACCCATCGCCAACCACTGTACGCACCGATGCCGGAATCCCGGCATCGACACCCAACAACGAAACCAACGCATCCGCCCCCGGAGGACCAACCGTGGACAACGACAACGAAACCATATTGGCAGTGATAGTCATCGTTCTCTTCGTCCTGGGAATCTTCCGGGTCGTCGGGGATATGCAGGAACTCTACAGGCAGACCGAGTTGAAAGGACAGGAGTTGAGCAGATGGAGCAAGCAATGAGAGAAGAGTTTGAAGCGTGGGTCTGGGACATTTACGAAGAAA